CAAACTTAGGCGAACCAACATCCATTGGATATGGTAAGTTGTTTCTCCTAGCTGGGTCTTCATCTTCAAAACGCAATCAATTATACTCACAATTAGCCATTAATTCAGTCAAACATGCCACCATATTAATTTCTGGATCAGCTACAAATGCAGCCTTATATTGATAGTCTGCTAGAATAAGAACGGCTTGTGGTATAGATTGTGGTTTCATAACATCATACAATACATCATACAAGTTACGAAATGTTGTTAATGGGTCTAAATCAGATGTTGCAGCCCATTTACGAATTGCACCAAAGTCTTTTGATTTAAGATGACCAACTATTTCACCAATTTGAATATCGCCCATTTGAACAAGAACACCCGAATCAATTTTACCAAATTGTGAGTATCTTTGTAATTCATTTAATACTCTACGAAAATCGGGGAAGTGTTTCTTAATTAATTCAGCAATTACTTTATCATCATATTCAATCTTTTCAGATTCAAGAACTCCCTGTAATCTTTTAAAGAATTGAGAAGCCATAGAAGCTTTTTCATTACTCTTTAAACCAAAATCAATGACCGAACATCTTGAGTGGAGTGGTTCGATTAGTCGATTTTTATAATTACATGTGAAGATAAAAGAACAATTGAGTGAATATTCTTCAATTGCATTTCTCAATACTGCTTGAGCATTTAGAGTTAGATAATCAGCCTCATCGATAATAACAACTTTACGACCACCAGATAATGACATTGATGAAGCATAATTTTTAATTTTGAATCGAATGATGTCAACACCATTTTCATCAGAACCATTAATGACCATATAGTCACAACCAACTTCTTCACACATAGCCTTGGCAACGGTAGTTTTACCTACACCAGGACCACCAGCTAGGAGAAGATTTGGGATATTACTTTGATTGACATATTCCTGAAATGGTTTCTTGAGCCTTTCAGGTAATATACAATCATTTATCTTTTTAGGACGATATTTCTCCGTAAATAATAAATGTTCCATTCACACACCTCATAATATAATATAAAGAATTAATCTTTTTCATTTAATCGAGCAACCACATCAAGGTAAGCATCTTTGACTTGCCATGTATTACCATTCACCGAAAAAATGTGTGTTAATACTTCTTCTTCACCACTTTCGGGGTTAATAGATTCAGATTCAAACACAGACATTACATGTGCTGGGTTAATTGCAATTGAATTCGAAGCATTACCTTTGAAAGCATTTTCAAATAATTTTACTGCCATGATATCACCTCTTAATTAAATTTAGAACCTTGTTCAGTAGAAATCCAATATTGCAATGGAACATTCTTGTTCTTAAAGTTTGAAATTCCCTTTGAAGAAATTTTAACATCATAAGAACCTGGTAAGATTTTAGCTAGATTTTCTGTTTTAAAAATCATACGATACTTGTTACTATCACCGGCAGCAATTTCAATTGTGTTTGTGTGTGCTGAATCATTTTGAGTATCTAAAGTCGATACATTGATTAATGTTCCATCAGATTCAATTGCTACTTGTGGTGAAGCTAAAACAGAAGCTGTTCTTAAAATCTTATTGAATGTATCTTCATTAAGTGTGATTGAGATTTCAGCATCAGGCATTGTTAATGGTTTTTCTGGAGGTGTAACAATCATTGTTGGTTCACAACAGCGATATGTTGTTTTGTTCTTGCCATTATCTGCAAGAATTCTAACATTTTTACCATCAATCTCAAAACCAGTATCGTCTTTTGAATCAGACAAGGATATTACTGATAAGAAATTGTTTAAGTCATAGATACCGAAGTCGGATGGTATCTCATCTGTGATAGTTGCTTCAACAAGAATATTCTTATGTGAAGAAACCGTTTTAAGCGTCTTGCCTTTTCTAAAGTAAATTCCGGGATTAATATTCCCAAAGTTCTTTAATATTGCGAGTGTGTCGTTTGATAATTTCATAATAAATTTTACCTTTCATAAATACAAACACCATTATACATCATATTTTAATAAATTGCAATAGGCTATTTACCTTATTGCCTAATTGCACCAAATCTCCATCATTTTCAATCTCATGGTCAATCTTACAACCAATCCAATCCCATTCTGACGGATGAATACCTAGTTCTTCAAGCTTTAATTCTGAAACATATTCACCAGCATTTGCTCTTTCGGCTATTGAGTACCAAGCAGGATCAGGTCCTCTTTTAACACGAATAATTTTACCACCATTACTTTGAATATACTTTATTTCATTTTTAAAACGAACATCTGTAACCACTACATTCTTACCTTTAACTCTATTCAATAATGAAATAATCCATATGTCTTGATTGAATACTTCACGACCAGCTTCGGTGCCCATTAATTGAAGTGCTAATCTAGGACTAAATGTATAACCAAATTTTTCAGTCCAATAAGTATCGGGTAACTCCCGCCATTCCCTAGATTCTTTGGTGTCACCTTCTAATAGTTCACGAGGCCATCCAAAGATAACTGCACAGGCATCCTTTAAAGGTTTGGCAAAAGAGTCCTTAATAAATCCATTTTCTTCAAGTAAATCACCAACGGTACCTTTACCTGAACCAATGAAACCTACCACACCAATAAGCATTACAGTCTACCTGTATATTGTGCAACTTTAGGCATATCTCCTGTAAAGGCATATGTACCAATATGTTGTGTTTTCATCCATGGACATAAGAAGATTTGACCACCAATCTTACGCCACATTTGACAGAACATATAATCTTCCGATAGGTATCTTTCTGTACCACCACCAGTAATAGAATCTTTTGTATCAATCACAGTATCAAAGTAAGCATGAATATAACGAGACCCATCAAAGTTAGCCTGACCAACATGGTCTGGTTTGTATTTAATATTAGGGAATGATTCTTGCATTTTTTCAAATACTTGGCGTTTCACCATCATATGACCAGTACCAATTTCTAATACTTCTAATGGTTCAGTTACTTGAAATTGTTGAGTGCCTTTTACAACATTAAAGACATACTCACCAACTAAGCCTTCTAATTCTTTTGGATCCAAATCGGGATTATTACGAGCAGCTTGTGCAACATTACCCCAATTAATTGACTTCTTTGGATAAGGACCACCAATAACATCTTTATCTAATGCCATAAGAGCAACGATGTCTTGTGGTTGATAATGAATATCTGAATCGATGAAAAGTAGGTGTGTAAAACCTGAGCGTAAGAATTCATCTACTAGGTAATTTCTTGCTCTTGTGATTAATGATTCATTGAATAGAAATGAAAACTTTGTTTCAATTCCATATTTTGACATTACATTTTGTAAATCTAAACTTGCCTTAATATATAAACCATGAGCCATACCGCCATACATGGGCGTTGCTACAAATAGTTTATTCTTTTTTAATTCTTCGACTTTTACTTGAATTTCCATAATATGTCCATTTCATGATAAAAAAAAGGTGTGACACCTATATGTATCACACCTTTCTAGTTTTTCCTAAATTATTTTAGGCAAATGCTCGCTCACCTTGTAGGCGAATAGCTGCAATACCAGCTGCAACCATACGCTTCGTTGGCGCACCTAAACGATAAAATGAAACTTTATTACCGTTTGTATTAGTGCGTGTATTCAAGTAAATAGCATGACCATCATTACGCAACTCATTAATTGTTGCTGATGGGTTTGCAACACCAAAAACTGATTGCATTTTAGCAGCAGTTAAAGTATTGTAAGCGCTATCTTTTGAAAGATAAGCAAGGATTTTCGACTTCACAGAATTAGATTGTCTTTTTGACATCGTATTTTCTCCATAATATGAATCACTCATTATTAAAACCGGTTGAGAGGTGATCCTTCTCTCACTTCGAAATGATAGTATATCACTTAATTTAAACATTGTCAAGCCCTTTCAAGGTAAACATAATAAAAAAGACCTACCATTACCGATAGGTCAAGTGCCGAACTACTACTATAATGATTCAGCTGCCGTATCGTCAGGACGGGAAGCCTCTTCAATTATTTCTGGTGGAGGTGCCATGATTTCTTCAATCGAAGCACCAGCATCAACTTTGGTATAAAGGTCAACAAAAGAAGTCTTGGTATCGTCATCAAATCTATTGAGACATAATCCAATTGCCTTCATTTTGTCATTGAATATACCAAAGGTTTCAATGATATGAACCAACCTACGGGTCGAAACAACTTCGTCACAACCACCTTCTTCAAAGGTTTGGCGAATGACTGTAGCCCATGTTACAAGTTTTTCGGCAAAGTCATCGTCAGTCTTTCCAACTGATTCTAATTCTTTTTTAATAATCTTTTTCTCGGTGCCAACAGGCGGCCAATTTTGTTCATAGGTGTTACGGAATCGCTCTAGGAACGCTTCATTTAAAACATTAGTAAACATATATCGACCATCGTCAGAGCCTTTACCTTTGGTATTGGCAGTAGCAAAGATAGTAAAACCAAAAGCAGGGGTCACTATTTCACCCTTCTTTTTAAGAAGGAATGGTTTGCCTTCGAGCACCCGTTGCAAACAGGATAAGTTTTGAGCACCATAGTCAATCTCATCAATACATAAAACGGCACCTAAACGAGCAGCTGTGGTCACAGGACCATCTCGCCATTCCATTTCGCCATTCATTAATACATAGTTACCCAATAAATCAGATTCATCGGTCTCTGGTGTCATGGAGACAAGCACAAACTTTCTTTTAAGTTTGGCACAAGCCTGTTCGATTGACATTGTTTTACCATTACCAGAATGTCCAGTTACAAAAACTGGAAAGAATCGATTGGATTCTATGATTGAAGCTACATCATCAAAGTTACCAAAGGGCACATAATTCTTATAAGCCTTTGGAACTAAATCGGAGAGATCCAATTCGGTTGTCACATTGGCAATACGATTATTGCCTTCTTCTCTTTTCTTGAGTATTGGAACGATTACCGCCTGTAATTCAGGCATAGGTTCAGATTGATTATTTGATACGCCTATAGCGTTTGGAACACGATACAGACCTCGTCCAATACGATTGGATTCATCTTTGGTGAACCATTGAACATTTGACAGTCCAATGACACCCATAATACTCTTAATTTCACTCTTGGTGACTTCTGGCTTACCTGTTGCCACTAGGGCATCGATAAACTTATCACGCAATTCGGCACGACTACTCATAATATAAAACTCCTTTTTTCATTATTATACCACCATTATATCAGGTTTTTGTCTAAAAGTCAAGCGCTAAATGCTCTTATGAATCAATGACTTACAGGATTTATTTAATCCCTTTATAATCAATGACTTAAGCCGCAATGCCTTCAATGAATTTAGAGACGATAACACGATTGACCTGGCGCTTCTTATTAAATTTCATAAAGGCATTTTTTAATTTATTGGTTGTTACTTTGCCTTCAATTTCAATCTCATCTAATTCAGTATTCAAATCTTTACCACCAAGGATGAAAAAGAATTTATTATAACCTGGATTATTTGAAACCAAAGCTTTATTAGTTTTTAATTCTTTTGCTAAGTCTTTAGCCTTATCCCAAGTTTGATATCTTTCATAACCTTCGTAAAGTGTTTTACCCTTTTCATCATAATATTGATTAAGTATTGATGATTGTAAATTTCTACCTGTACCTGGTGTAATAAAGAAACCAAATATTTTTGAATTTGTAGCCTTACGGAACCATTCCATGGTACCACGAATCATATATTCTCTATTCATTAATTCTGGATTAACCTTATATTGAAATTTAATCTTTGGATCTAAAAAGATAACATTAGAATCGTATGTTGTAATTGATTCACCACCATATTGTGTTGACTTATCTGTTGGAACAATAGGATTATAATAGCTAACTTGGTCAGCATCACCATCATGGACAATAACCAGGCTACTTAAATCAAGGTTATTAATCTTACGGAAATTTAACATAACATCTTTCATAGCACAAATAGCTTGTGTCAATGGTGTGTTAGATAATTGTTCTGAATCTGGTCTATAAAATTTTGTTCTTGTATAGCTTTTAAGGTCTTCATAACTTGATTTAAGTAATAACATATTTTTTAGGCATCTTGAGAATTCGGCATTGCTCATCTTTGAATTAAGATATTCACGGAGTGAAACTGACTTCATTCTAATTTCGCCAGGATTGTCACTAAACATTTGGCCATAATTATCATCATCATGGTCTCTAGTCCACATTGATAGTGAATCAGAGAATCCATACATCGTAAATGGAATATTTACCTTACGGCAAAACATCGCTAATATTACTATTTGTTCGATTGAGCCACCCATGTTTTGAGACATTGAACCGGAACAATCTAATAGTAGAATAAGGCCGTGTGACTTACCTTTTGGTACCATTGTTACTTTACGGAATATATTATCATCAAATTGATAGGTGGCTATTTTATTAATATCAATATCGCCTGTTTCAGATATTTTAATCTTGGCAAATGATTTAGCAGCCTTTTTCATTTCAAATTCTTTGGCAAGTAAGGATACATATTTTTCATTCTTACTTTTAAAATCACGGACTACTTTTTGAACATCAGCTTCATTGAATAATCCACCATTAATCTGGTCAGTCCAAGACTTCTCCATCAATTCATGGACTTTTTTATACGGTGTTATAACCTTATTTAAGTCTGCTTTTGGGAAATTAAGATAAACGAAGTTTTTACTTTTTTCATCCAAAAGCATAGATTCATTTTGACGGTATTTTTCATCCGTCTCACATCTTGGTTCAAATTGGTCTTCAATTGATGGGTTAGATTCTTTATCACGATTAATCTTAGGAGAAGTGTTTTCTTCTTCTTCATCTTCTTGCTCAGATTCATTTTCAGAGCCTGAACCTTTTCCTTTGTTATCTTCGCCTTCGCCTTCTTCATCGGCTTCACCTTCATTGGCAGAATCAGATTCTTCACCAGAATCGTCATCTTCATATTCTTGAATGTCTTCCATATCAAAATCTTGAATATCATTCATATCAAATTGCTCATCTTTTGAATAGGCATAGATTTCATTGGTGACTTTAACTACTTCGTCCCATGATTCTACATTTTTAACTTTTTCAATAAGTTTTTCTTCTTCACCTGTAAAAGCAATCTTTAAACTGTATTGGCTTTTGGTATAGATATTTAATCGATTAATAAAACTCATTGTATTAATATCACGACCTTTAATACCAAAAAAGTCACGAACCATTAATTCGCCATAAGCTTTGGTGAATGATGATTTTAAACCTGGGTATTTTCTTTGAATTTTCTTTTCGATACGGGCATCTTC